CCGCCGGACGTATCCTCATCGTTGTAAAACACAATGAGCATTTTTCCTTTCGCCTTTGCGCCGACGGGAAGCTCGTAAAATTTTTTCCAGAAAAAGTCATAATCGCTTTCCCCTTTTACGAGCGTGAGCGGCTCGCTCAACGAGGGCGAGTAGCGCTCGATGATGGTCGTCGGCGCATGGTCAACGATAAAATCGCGTTCGGCCGTCTGTGCGTTGAGCGTGATGGTGTTGTCGGTCGATTTACACACCTGCGTCCACGTAGGCGCGCCGGTTCCCGCTTCCGAGACAAATAACGCGACGTGATATTTTTTAAGCTCGCCGCCAGCTTCCAATGTTTCCGCCATAATTTACTCCCTATAAATAATTTTTACCGTACACGTGTACGTCGTCTTTCCGCTGTCGCTCATATCCACAAACTGCGGCAACGTTACCGCTTCGCACTGGCAAAGCAACTTGTCGTCAATCCGCACGATATGATGATTGTCAAGCGTTTTAATAATATCGTCGAGCGTGTCGCGCGCTTTCGTCGCATTCGGGCTTCGGCAATAAAACGCGAGTTGCTCTTCAACGCGCCGCGTCCCGTCGATAAACCGCCGTTCGGCGGCTTCGCTCGGATCGTAACGGCAGATGATGTCGGTCACCCCCGCTGTATCGTCCGCGAATACATCGTTGTAAATTGTTAAGTTGAGCTGCTTTTTTAGATAACTATTTACCAGCTTCGCGATACCCTTCATTGACGATACGCTCCCATTCTTTCATTCTCCGCGCCTTTGCCGTTTCAAACCATTTACCCGTTGCGTTCGGGTTACGGTTGTGCCGTTTATCGGGGTAGTCGTAGTATTGCGCTCTAGCATAGGGCGTTACCCACGAAATCACCCCGCTTCCGATTACCGTGTTGACAATCGCGCTTTTTTGGAGCGTTCCTGTCTGCATCGGGCAATATTTGTTACTGTCAGCGAGGACTGCGGCGTCAAGTCGTTTTTGTGCGGCGGATGCGTTTTTGTTAATTTTTTGCATAATCTTTGCCGTGTCAAAATCGAGCTTTGCCGCAAGTTCAAACACCTTTTTACTCATACGAGTGCTGCCTCATAATGATGTACGTTCGCCGTGTCCGCAAAATAGGGCGTCGCCTCGCGCACGGTGTAGGCCGTGCCGAGAAATTCAACCTGCATACCTTTTTCGGGGATAAACGCCGAGTGCGTACAATCGACGAACAGCGTGAGCTTATCGTCTCTTTGCACACCGTTTCCCGCAAGCACTTCTGCTTTTACCGGCTCACACCGCACGGGGGTAACTGTCTCCGGCGCCGACCAGATGACATTTCTGTCATCGTCGATACCAAGATTTCGCCGCACCACTACCGTGTGAACAAGCAACTTTAACGGGATAGGTTTACTCATGCTTGCCCCGCCGTTACATCGCAAAAAAGAGAAAGCACCCGATACTTTTGCTGTTCAACGCTTTTCGCGTTTAATTCAAGCTGCGTATCGTATGCTTTCGTGTTTTCGCTATGGCTAAAACTTCCGATGCTCTCCGACGATGCGGGGAGCGCTTCGCCCGTTGCAATTCGCGCCGCATTGTAGTCGACTTCGATCATCATACAGACGGCACTGTCAATCCCGCGTTCTTCGCGCTCGACGATAAGACCATCGCCTAAAAGCCGCTTAACAAACAATAAGTTTTCGAGTTTGTATTTATTAAATTCGGCTTCCGTCGGCACGTCTGCCCGTCCAAGCGTATCGGAATAAAAGGTATAATTGACGTTCTCAAACATTTGAGGCGCTCCATCAATAATTATTAAGTTGCCGTTTTAATAAGCACGGCGGCTTCTTTCGTTACCTTGTGCGCGTAAATCTTGCGCCCCTGTACTGCGCAAGCACCGATATACACGCCCGACTGGTCAAGCGCCTGTACGTGCGGTTCAACTGCCCATTCCTCGATTCGGCAGCACCAATCGGGATGTCCGCAAATAAATTCGACTTTATTCGCTCCCTTTTTGACGCCATCGAGGGTAACGTCTTCGTACACGGTAAAGCCCGCGATTCTTCCGACCGCGCCACTTTGCACGACGTCATCACCCAAATTGCTCGCTTTGATAAACTCCGGTGATTTGAGCAAAAGTGCGTATACATCGGGTGTTACGAGCGCAAAACGATTCTGCGTCGGCACTTTGTTTTTGGACAGCGTCGTCCGCGCGTCTACAAACTCGTTATAAATCGTGTCTTTTGTGAGCGCGGTTGTGCTGGTTGCCGCTTTGCCGCCTCTAACAAGTTCTGCCGTCGCGTCGCTGTTTATTTGCAAACCGAGCGAATAGCCCGCGCTGTCGAGACGATCGGCGACGATGTTGTCGGGAACCGCATCCGCAACGTAATTGTCGATCAATTCGTTGACGGCGTAATCCTTGTCGATCAACACCGGCAAAAAGGTTCCGATTGCGTGCGTTTTTGTCGCGCCGTTCTCCTTATCGTACGCGCCAACCTTTACTTCGGTATCGCGTACCGGCACTTTTACCGATCCCGCTTTAGGACTGCCTTCATATTTGGTATTCCAAACGATTCCATTTTTTTGCACGATTGTTGCCCGCAGTTTTGCGTCAACAAGCGGGCTAAATCTATCCTGTAATGATACTGCCATAATAATCCCCTTGAGGTTTTACCTCATCAATCGATTTTGAGGTTCGGGTTTAACGCTTTAAACGCGGCGGCAACGCCCGTTTCTTTCGCTCCCGTCCCTGTCATACTACCGACTACCGGCGGCGTAGGCTTTTTGTCGTCGGCGAAAATGTTTTCTTTGTCTTTCGTGAGCGCGTCAAAAAGTTCGTCGAGCGATTTTCCTTTTGCGGCATCGCTTTCAAGCTGTTTCGACAACTCCGATGCGAGCGCTTCGCGCGTCAGATCGTTCACAAACTTTTTCCCGCTCAAAAAATCTTTGACTTTCGAGCTTCGCTCAAGTGCGGCGATTTTATCGTCCGCTTCTTTTTTGATGCGCTCGCTTTCAGCCTTGTATTTTTCGACGTCGGCTTTTACCGCCTCATAATCCTTAAAACCATCGAGCGTCTTATTCGCTGCTTCAAGCTGCGCTTTCAGTTCGTCATAGTCCGCAAACTTCGCCTTTTCGCGGTTTACGTCCTTTCCGTTTTCCGCCATGATTTTGTCGATCACGTCCGCCTCGAGTTTTAAGCCTTCCAAAAATTCCCGTTTCATTGTTTCCCCTTTACGCATATTTAACGGCGTTGCCCGCCGATAGAGTAGCGCCCGTTTTACGCGTCGCGCTCCGCATTTATATAGTCATTTTAATTTTCAAAAAAACGGCAGCCGCACGGGTGCAAGCGCGCACGACCGCCGAAAGAAGTGCGAAAAGGAGGCTATTCGCCCTCTTTTACAAACTGATTGATGATATTGATCGTCGCCGTCGACGCAATACCGATGCCCGCAACGATCGCCGTTGCATACGCGGGGTGTACAAACGTCACGACCGCGCTCGCGATTGCCGCAATGCCGCCCACAATGGAGCTGATAAGCGTAAATGTTTTCTTTTTCATTTTTTCACCTCTGTATATAGTCATTTTTGTTTTTCCGCTCCGGCGATTTTTAATGCCGCCTGCGTGTCAATGATGTAATTTACAATCTTCCGCCAGTACCATAACGGCATCGATACCGTCTCCGTTTCCGCGTCGAAAATAACCGCACTTATCCCGTCTTTTTGGATCGGATCGGGTACGACAACATACGGCACATCACCGCTTCTTTTTTGCGTACTCGTGCAACACGTCAATGCCGACGTCAAAATCAGCGCGATTATCGCCGCTTTGCAATTCCTCTTTTTTCGCGTTTGCATCCGCGATGCTTTCTGCCATTTCTCGTTCATGTTCCAGTATCTCCGCATTTTCTCGCTCGATATTTTTCCTCGCGCGACGCTCAATATGCGCAATGTAAAAAGCGCCCACTGCAAATACCGCCATGACGACGGCAGCCGCTATACCGATTACCGCCGCCGTCATTTTTCGTCCGCCTTGCTGTAAATCTGTTTTTGCCACACGTTCACGCCCAGATACGCAAGCGGCACGGCACACAACCATTGCGCAATAAGCGTAAACTCCGTTCGGTTTCCGATAACGATGTAACTCACCATGCCGACAGCCCAGAGTGTTACCCAAAATTTCACCGACTTAAATTTATTCGGTTTTGTTTCCGTATTTATCATACGTTCCCCCTTGCCAAAAAATCCGCGACACTCGCCTTAAACGCTTTAAACAAATCGGGGTGATCCGTCCAGAGCTTCGGGCAGTTTTTCCAGCCGACAATATTGTGGTGCGTCGTGATGTCGTCCGTCGTGAGCTTGTGGCGTTTTATTAATTTTGCGCATAGTTCAACCGCCGAAACAATCGTCGCGTCGCTGAAATGCCCCGCATCGTCTATCGGGCATAATTCGACGCCGAGCGTTACATAGTTCGGCGAGGTAACGGCCGGCCGGAGCGCGTAGTGCCCGAAACGCTTTCGTGCTTCGTCGGTGTACGTTCTTCCGCTTACGGGATCGAGTTTATTCGAGCCGCAATGATACGCGATTTCGTTTTCGGGGATGCAC